GCGTTTTGATTTTCCTGCGGGTTCTGAAGAACGAGATGCTTCCGCCCAAACCCCCACGGGCCCCTTCGGGGCTCTCACCCGACGCGTTGGTCAGCGCTGTCAACTGGCTTTTCCGAGTGGGCGTAGGCCTCACCGGACTGCTCCTCATGCCGCTGTGCTCGGCATTGTTCCTAACCATCTCGCTCCTCTACATCGGACATTTTCTCTTTGTCCAACTCTGGTGCAACGAGCCTCCTCCGTTTTTCGGGGGGGCTTGCTGGACCTCACTGTTCGTCCGCTCTTTTGGTTCCACCCCTTCTCCTGGTGGGACCCTGCGGGAACAACACCGTTGGTTGGATAGAGACAACCTTGTCTCCCTTTATGGCGACGTCCTCCGCCATGAGCCCCATCTCCTCACCCGCCGCACTCCCTTTATCCGGATCGTCACTGTTGCCCCAGGCTTGCACCACACCGTGCCTCACCGCTGTGCCGTCGGGAAAGTGTACCATTACACCCACTTGCCCGCTGGTTTTTACGGTGCGGACCTGGACCCAGGTTTCTTCGATGACTCGGCCCTCAAAACAACCGCCCTTTCGCTGCACATGCGCCATTATAACCTTGCCATGTCGGCTGCCCACCGGGCCTCCCCTTATGCGGTCCCCAAACATATGCATTCATTCCTGATTGATGCTGGCATTGACCTCCCGGTCCCACATGCCCCCGCACATGCCCATCCTGTACATTACGCCTTTGAAAATAGAAGCCTCAGCACTGTGATTCCTATGCTCAAGGGCAAGTGGTACGCCTTGTTCCTCAAAACTCCAAAGGTTAACTACCTGACTTCGGGTGGGGCCACTCCTCCGGTTGGGACATTCAATCCCCGGTACGAGGGCAAGGATATCTCGCGGTACGCAGGCACTGATGTGCCTTCCGAGAAGCGACCGACCTCAGATGCCCCCGTGTGGTTTATGCACGACACGCTTCACCACCTCTCTCCGACTACTGTGGGGAGTTGGTTCGACCGCAATCCTAAGCTACAATACTTGGTCGCCACATGTGTTATTCCTCCCGAAACATACTGGGACTTGCCTACACTGCGCCCGAAGCTGTACACTTACACCGTGGACAAGGATGTCCTTACGTACATTCCGGAGGGGGATCAAGCTGGACACTATATCCAGCCCTACAGCGCTCGCCGCTGGTTGGGCACCAGCTCCATCATTACCCCTCGCAACCACTGTGTTCACGTCGCTTTGGTCAGCAGCAATTGTGCACATCACGTCTTTGTGCTCTCGCGTCCGGAGGTGATTCCTCAACGCACCCGCGTGTTGGACATGGCTCCGGTCACAATGATACCCTGGATGGTGCACCCGTTGGGCTCCCTCTTTGACCGCATCACTTCTCCCAACCTCCTCACCACACTGGTCAACTACGCAACTAGGGTTTCCGCCACCAACCAACGGGACCTGTATGCCAAGGTCGCCTCCCACCAAGCTGAGGTCTATGGGCACTTCCCCCAGAGTTATGTTCGCGCCGCCGTTCTTTACGCCATGTGGGTTCGCCTCTTGGATTATCACGCCTCACTTGGCTGGTGGAGTTTTCTCACCATGAACCTCACACGCCTAACTCGCCTGCCACTCGTCCCGTTCGCCTGGACTTGGCAGTCCTACACCTCCCGTATCTCTCAGGGCCGCCTCGACGTGCCTCACGTTTGGCAGGTCACCACTGAGACCTGGGTCAGCAGCCGGTTTGATTCCGTCCTTCCCGGAATCAAGTCTCCAGTCTGCCCCGCCGACCTACAGGTGTTCCAACTTCCAGCCCGGGCCTCCCGACTCTCCCGTTATACTCGAGAGTCGGCCGCCGTGGCGGTGTGGCTCTTGACCAAGTTTATCGGGTTTATCGTGTGGGACGTCATCAAATGGGTTTGGCCTAGACTCCTCCCGATCCTGCGGGTTGTGACCCATTTCCTCGACATTAACTTTTCCCACACCTCTTACGGGCTCGCCCTGACCCTGGTTTTTGTCTGGTTTGGTCTCCGCGGACCAACCGTCCACTTCCCGGACTTTGTGCCCCACGCTGTCCGGTTTGGAAAGTGGTCACTCGCCGCCCTTTACTTCTTACCGTACGCACGGTTCCCCTTCCGCACTGGCGTCTCCTATGGGTACGTGACAGCTGTGAATTACCTTCTCCTCACTCTGGCCTTCCCCCGGCTCCATCTCACCGTCATTGTCGCTGAGTGGCGCACTTACCAACGTTTGGGAAGCTTTTCCGCAGAGTGGGTCCCACAGGCTCCCCTCCCCCTTGACGAGTGGTCAGGGTGGTGGCTGCGCCGGACCTCCCAATTCATTGCGGTCTGCGTGGTTCTTCTCAGTTTGTACATAGAGACTCACCAGTCTCTGTACTGGGGTCGCGCTGCCTATGAACCCCTGCATGGCGGCACTCACACCGATGTGGAACAGGGTTTTGCCCCTTACCAAAATGCCGACTCAGATACGACCGGTTCGGAGCCAAGCTCCCCCTCTCACTCTCGCCCCGCCTCCCCGCTCTTATCGGTTGCTGCGCTGGAGACCCCCACGGACCCGAGTGACGCGCCCTCACCCCCCGCCTCACCTCTTCTCTCCGCTGCGGCCCCCTCCAGGCCAGCTACCCCTCCCTCCCGCGCCGCCACCCCTCAGCAACTCCCCCCAGTCTTTGGTGCCGCCGATCCCCTGGCCATTTACAATGTCCCACCTGCCGATTTTGACAATTTCCGATTTTGGCAAGACATAATGCAGCGTCTCGCCGTGCCTCCAAACGTCCTAGACGTCGGCACTATGTGTGTTTGGGATTGCCTGTCGGCTACCCTTGGCGTGGATGCTCGTATCCTATGGGCCAACTACTGCTCCTCGCTCCCCGTGCAGGCCCGTGCTCCCTTCACCACTGGCCTCGTCCCTGCGGAAGGTTTGGTTGATGTGCTCAACCACTTTAATCTTCCCTACACGGTGCGGACGGCTGAAGGAAACAATGTCTGCCCTCGAGGCCCTGGTGGTGCCCCCCCCCCAGCCCGTTATGACCCTGCCACGCCGCCACTCTACCAGCGCCAGGGTGCGCGTGCTTGGCCTGATCTCAATTGTTACCTACAACGAAACGGGGACGGAACCTTCCACCTGGCCTTACGCGCCACCCCTGACCGTGGGGTCCAGCCCGTTCCTCACCGTGCTTTGGATGTTATTGGTTGGCCTTCCAAACTTGTTCCTCACTTTGAGGTTTGCGAGGTGGCCAATTTCCCGAAGTTGGTATTCGCCCAGGTTTACCGCCGTCTGTCTGGTACCATGCGCAACCCCTTGTCTCCGTTTCTGCCCGGCGGCAGGATTGGCCCCAACTTCTTCCTCCCTGCTGTCCCCGTTCAGGAGGAAGTGGTAGATTACACCCTCACCGCCCGTGATGCTGAGGATGCTTGCGCCCTGGCCACGGACATGAAGACCCATCCCACCGTGTTGCAACTCCACGACTATTCTGGGTACCACACATCCCGCGCGTTGGACACCATGGCAAAGGAGCTACGCCGTGGGTTAGCCGGGGGGTATGGTGGCCCCACCGGCCGTGTGCGCTTTCACCTTTTCCATGGCGCTTATGGCACGGGTAAAACGTTCGCTCTGGCCGGTGCTCTTCAGCGTGTTCATCAACGCACGCCCTTCACACCCGGCACACTGGCATTCCACACCTGGGACCATGATTTGCGTGAGCCGCTCAAGAATTCCATCATGAACGCCTTCCCTGACGTGGGACTGCAAACCAGTAACTTTCTCACTGGATGTATGCCACTGGCGCAACCCCGCACTGGCACCCTTGTTTTGGATGACGCCGGTAAGCTAATGGCTGGTTTTCTTCCCTTGCTCATCGCCACTAACCCTGGCCTAACCGACATCTACGTCACTTTCGATGCCACTCAAGCCATCGGTGTGTTCCCGAATTCACCTTCCATCAGCCGCAAGGTAACCCCCACGACCCGTTGGTTGTCTGCTATGAGTGACTACTATGCCACCCAAGTTGTGCGCACAGCCCCCGCTGTCACCGAGCTGTATGGCATGCCTGTTGCCCCCCCCGTCCCCGGGCGGGTGGTCAACCGCGGGCAGGTCATAGTGGTTTCCCAGTCTCCCGCCGATGTTCCCCTGCTGGCTGTTTCCCCCCGTTTCACCCAGACGCAGAACATGGGGGGCCAGCAGGCGGACACCTTCACCGAGTGTCAGGGCCACACTATTCACGGTGATGTGTGTATTGACCTAGGCGGGCTCACTGCTACTGCGACCGATGCAGCCGCATGGACTGCTCTTACCCGCGCCACCGGCAACATTTATTTGAAAATGGGTCCGGCCATGAACACCCCCGCTCAAGTTGAGGCCTGCTGGGCTAAGTCTCAGATCCTTTCTGCCTTGCTGACTGTGGCGTCGGTTCACCGCACACCCTTCCTCACGGCGCAGGTGGACGTTGACGGCTTGGTTCGGTCAGCCTGCCTTAGCCATTTGTCCCGCTGTATTAGCCCTGCCGCCGCCCAGCGTCTTGGGTTACCTGCCCCCGACCCGGTTGTTGGTGTACGGCCTGGTGTTTCGGCCGCCTTCCGGACTAGTTGGCTTAATTCACCCCGCCGGTCGGACGTTTACACCGCTCGCACCCACCGGGCCGCCGCCGGTGGTCCTGTGGCTGCGCCGAGTGCTGCCTTCTCCCGCCACTCCGCCACTCCGGTGGACACCGTTGCGTCTGATGTTCCGCACATTGTCCGGCACTTCACCACTCTGGCTAATGACTCCGTTTTGACTGCCACACCGACGAATTACTCTCTGCCCGCTCCCACTCCTTTAACTGCAGCGCCCGACCCTGTGGACGACATTAATGAACCCACAGACGATGCTCTACGTGAAGTGACCCTGCCCAACTGGAATAGCACCTTCCAGCACATAACCGATGGTGCCCCTGATGCGCTTCATCACACTCGGGCCGACAAGCTGACGGATGAGCTTGGTAAGCAAAAACGCATCCGTGTGGGCCAGGATTCTTCCAAGTGGTCACGGGCCGACGAACGTCGCCTACAACAACTCAAGAAGGGTTTCCGAAAGTTCTTCGATGTCCAATCATGGAACGACACCCCCTTCAATGAGTATCTGATGGACTTTTGTAATCGCCATAGTCTCACCAGCTGGGCTTCCAAGCGAACCAAACGCACCATAGCTGCCAGCGTGGCAAAGCAAACTTTGGACGCCCCCTTCAACTTCGTCAAGTTGTTTCCGAAGGGTCAGTACATAAAGAAGAAGCCCAAGTGGCGCAGCCATGCCTTCCCCAGTCAAACCGTGTCCGATTTTAACCTCGGCCGTATCTTTCGGGATTCCGCCTATGCTGTTTATTTGGAGACTTGTATCCTCAAGTGGGCCTATCCTTCAACATACCTACACTGCCGCGCCTCCCCCGATGATGTTTCCAAGTGGTACAAAGAGCATTGGCAACCTGGCCCCATGATTGGCAATGATTACACTGCTTGGGATTCCGGTGTTGACAAAGTGTTCCTCGAGTTCGATCTGTGGCTCATGTCCTTGTGCCACTTTCCCACGCCGTATATCGAGAAGCTCCGCTTCGAGCGTCTCAACACATACTCCCACCTTGGCACCCACATGCCCCGGCAGGAGAGTGGGGATCGCTGGACCTGGATCCTCAATACCGCCCGCAATGCTGCCCTGACCGGCGCCAGTTTGGATTTCCCACCGCGCACTCCTGCTTGCTTCAGCGGGGATGATGGCGTTGTTCTGGGCACTTGGCGCCGCACCACTGGCTTTTCACCGGACGATTGGCTGATGAAGCCCAAGATGGAGCGCGGTTCCAGACTCGAGTTCTGTGGCCTAATCTTCGGTAACACTGACATTACCTTCGATGATACCGTGGTGCATTGGCGCGCCCGCTTTGGCTTACAGCAGGGCCGGAATGACGCTGATTACTGGCGTTCTATCCGCGATGCCATCGTTGAGACTTCCTCCAAGCTGGGTGGGGATTCCAGCAAGTTGGCCAGTGCGTCCCTCAATCTCTCACGAGCTGTTGCTTGGTTTGACTTGCCTTCCGACCTGCTTCTTCCCCACTCGCTCCCCACCCCGAACGACGCCCCGCTGCCTCCATCGCTGGATCCCCTCTACCCCTTGAAGTGGCTCTTGTTCCTCCGCTGATGCTGCTCGGCCTCTCGCCCCGTCCGCGAAGACGTTAAACTAACATGGACTTCAGGTCCTCATAAACTGGCACCCCAGCTAAATCGGTCCACCTGTAATGGGTGCATATGGTGTCGTCGCCCCCTTGAGCCGGGATCATGCGACGGCTGATCGCTGTGATCGGTGAAACCGTGCAAAATGGGTCATGCTTATCCTCACGGCAATACCGAGCTGAGGACTCTCATCCCCCACAATGTCCCGTGTCCAGAGCGTTGCGCCGTCAACGCCTGCCATGTCCAGTCTGAGTCGCTGGGCTGTGTATCGACTGCAGAGCGACGGGCCACACATCTCGTGGTCTGAAAGGTACAGTCAGCCCTGGGGTAACGCCCCAGTCAAGGCGCCACAATGACTCTTGTCGAGACCGATTACAATCAATTGCTTGCTGCCCTCGGTGATCTTAAACACAAGCGTGCCGTCTTTGAACATTTCCTCAGCCTCTCGCCAGCTGTCCACGCGTATTTTGATAGAAAACACCAGGCCGCCTGGCTCAAACGATACTTCAAGGCGCTTGTTCCTGCCCCTGAGAACGGCGTTCCTCCTAGTGACCACCGCGTCTCCAGCGCTTTTGAGCTGCACTTTGAAATTTCCCCTCAGCTCCGTCAGAAGTATCTGAGCACCTTGCCTGCCACTCCTGGTGTTCCCCTTGGGTTCAATGCTTGATTCCCCCCTGGTCCTGACTCTGGTCATTAACTTTTTCATTTCCTGCTTTCTCTGGGCGTCTCGCCCTGAATGGAATTTTGGTCTCGCTGCACGCTTCTTCTTTGCTTTTCCTTTCTGGTCGGTTTTGCTCATTTTCTTTACGTGCTGGCTTATAGGCTCGATCCGAGACTGCTGGCTGTTTAGGTTGGTGCGCACAAGCTACACCCACTCAAAGGTGCAACAGCTCCCTACCTACACTGCCCCTGCTCCCGCACGGGTCCGCGCTGACCCTATCCCCTCCGCTGTCTCTGGGGATATTGCTTCCGCCGCCCCCGTAACCCCCCGTTCGGCCACTCGTTTCCAATTCTAAAATGTCTGAGTTTATCGGTGACACTTCTCACCTTAAACGCGACACTGTGCCTTTTTCCGCTGTGTTCACCTTTGAGGGCGTCTCTGGTTCAGGTGCGGTCAAGCTCACTGACAACCTGAGCATTTCTCGCATCATTGCGGGCCGCGCTTACGTTAGCCTCGATCCTTCCTCACTCACCATCGAGTTAATCAGTCCCCCTTCACCTGACAAAGCTGCCCACCTCACTGCTGCCGTCATCCCCTCAACCGTTAGCTCCCCACCGAAGCTGACTGAGCACATCCTGACTGTCCCCGGTTCTGTGCTGATTCGTAGTTCCACCTACGACACCACTCTTCCCAGCTCCATACAGCTCGCCCCTGGTGTTGCTCATCAGCTGGTGCCCCCCCCCCTCATTGGCGATCCCCCTCAATTGGTCTTTGCTTACCATATCGCCGGTGCCTCGTCGGACACCAAGGGGCACGTGAGGCTTAGCGGTACCATCACACTTGGCGGTGTCGGCTTCATTCAAACATGGTGAGCCTTGGCCTCCCCCCATTGCACTCTTCCTTGTCTGAACACTTTGCTGCTCTTTCTGCTTCGTTTGCTCCAACACCCACCGGTTCGAATCCAACACTTCCAACTCGGGTGGTTCAGGGCCAGTCCTCTGGCCTCAAAATTCCGGCTCCACAACCGCCGGCCCAAAAACAACAACCCTCCCCCATTTCCTCTGCTTCCGGCTTTATGGCCGAGCATGAGAATTTTCATTCTTTCCTCATGACTATGCTTCCGACCTTCCCAAAGGACATCAAGCATAGGCCTGAGTTTCCTGTGGCGCAAGTGGATGACCCTCTTTTCGTTCGTGCTTTGTATTGCATTAATGCTAAACGCCTCCGTCGGCTCGACGGTCGCGTCTATCATCAGGTGCATGCTTTCACTCCAGAGGAGGTGATTCCCTTTCCCACTCTTACCGATGAGTTTGTTTACTTCAAATTGGTTTAACCCGGTTCATTCGCTTCGTGTTTACGCTTTTCACTTGTTACGGGTCTAATCTCAAC